TTATTTTATTTGCTTCTGGCATAGTGTCCTTCCTATGTTAATATTTATGTAGAATATCCGTTGGATCTTCTACGGTTGCTAAAACTTCATCTTCATTTAGAAGACGTACTTCACCACCATCAATTTCTATTCTTGATCCGGCATAACGTGCGAAGACTATCCAATCACCAACCTTGCACCATGGACCATTTGGATATCTGTCTTTATCTAAATAACAAGCGTCTCCCATTGCAAGTACACTTCCGCATTGTGATGCAACTTGTTGTCTGTCTATAGTTTCGCCGCCAAGTAAGATTCCGCCTTTTGTTTTTTCATTCATTCTAAATGGTAAAACAAGCATCCTCCAACCAGTTGGTTTTGGTAGTTTTGTTTCTTCTTTTGTAACTTCTTTTTTTTCTGATTTTTTTACGCCAACAAGATCTTTGTTAGGTAATTCAATTTTTGGGCTTGTGGTCCCCAATATCGATGACTGTGCCTTCATTTTCTTTTTGCTCCTTGTTATCTAGCAGGTTAGAGATTTCCTGTTTAGTTGCCTCTAGGGCGTTTATTTGTCCTAATATATACTTGTAATTTTCCATGGTGTCAACACCCGTTGTTACAATATTAGTTAGGTTATCTAATCTATCTTTTATTATTTTTAGTAATCTTTCTATTTCCATATTAACAATCCCACTTTCTTAATGATTTATTTATTCTGCTGTTAGGATCTCTTGCAGTTTTAGCAGAAGTTAATTTCTTTTTCATACCTGACATACGTGCACAGAATGATTTACGTCTTGAACTTGTTTTAGATTTAGTAGGTGCTTTTAAAGTGCCACCTTTATAGCTTGCACGACCTTTAGCATTTAAACCGCCAGAGGGTGATTTACCTTCTTTTCGTGTCCAAGCTGCGCTTGCCATTACGCTTTCTTTTTAATAGGTTTAGCTGTCTTAGCTGCTCTTTTAAAATTAGCTGCAGTTGGTGCACCTTTAGTACCGGGGCTTCTCATTTTTTCACCTGAGCCGGCAGCGATTCTTTTTTTCTTAGCATGAATGTTTGCGTATAATCCTGGTTTAGCCATTATATACTACCACCATTTTTCTTAAAGCCCATTTTATTTCTTACTGGAGTTGGTAATTTTGCAAGTCCTGGATTTTTTTTCTTATTAACAGGTTTTAAAGTTTTACCACCTGCTCCATACATAGGTCTTTCCATCATTCCGCCACCCATTTTATTTTGTCTATAGTTTTTCATTATCTTCCTACCTTTTTCATTGCTTGGTTATGTGATTTTTTAAATGTTATACCTTTTTGCATTTTTTTTTTCATTGTAGACATATGCTTTGCAGTGTGGTGCACGCTATGTTTTTTTAAAGTATTTTTTTCTTTTTTATCAATCACTATTTTTTTGCTCCGCCTTTAAATATTTGTGTTCCCTTTATACCATAAATACTTGCCACGACAAGGATCCATAAATTTGTAAACCATTTAGGAAGCTCTGAAAACATCTCGAAGAACAATTTTACTTTGTCCATTGCTGTTGGATCGTCACTTACGACTGCCCAGCCCAGGATTGCTATTGGCAAACTTAAAATTATTAAAACTGCCTCGTCCTTCCAATCTGACTGACGGGCTTCTAATAGTTTTCCCTGGTAAGCTTCTTTTCCTTCGGCCATACGAGACGCATGCATTAACTGTGCGTCTGACATAGCCATTTTAGTCTTCTGCTTGTTAGCATAAATCTTACTACCTGCAGATACAGCTAGTTTAATTGCACTAAACCACATTACGCACCCACCTTTTTCATAGCTTTGATGTGTGATTTTTTAAAGTTTACACCTTTTTTCATATCTTTTTTCATTTGCGCCATATGTTTTGCCGTATGGTGTATTTTATGTTTCGTTAAAGTCTTTTTTTCTTTTTTATTGATCATTTACTTTTCCTGTTTTAGTGCATTGTTTAATATAATTTTCTCAATAGATGTATCTGCACGTAAATGTGCCAATTCTTCGTTTTGATCTAGTTTCTCATCAACGTTGCCTTGGTTCATCATAGCTTTCATCTTATCTAGATTCATTTTCTCTTCACCTTCTTTTACTTTTCTAGAATTATCACTAGCTTTTAGATCTAACTCTCTTGCTTTTAGTTTTGCAATAGGATCGTTACCGAAATCACCTGTAACTTCTTGTTCTTCCTTCATAAACTCTTCCATCATCTCTGCAATCAACACAGCTTTTCTAGCTTCTATTTTTTGTTGCATCATTTGAACTTGGTTTTGTAAATTAGGGTTCTGTTGCATTGCTTGTGGGTTCTGCATCATCTGCATCATTTGTTGTAGTTGCATTAACTCATCTCTAAACTCTAATTCAATCTGTTCTTGACCCATTAAACTAATATGCTCTAGACAATTTTTTTGTATAGCAGCAGATATAGGTGGTGAATTTCTAACCATGTTCGTTCCCATAAAGTTTAAGTGGGCTGTAATATGTGCTCTATGATCTTGACCAGGAAATGCTTGGAAATTTTTTGCAGCCAATGCATCTATGTGTTCTAGTGCAGGATCTTTTGGCATCGGTGCTTCTGGTTTAATTAATATTAGATCAATATCTTTTACCCCTAATGCTTCATACATATTTCTATACACTTCATATTGATTATGAATTGCTGGGTTTGAGGCAGCCAGTTGCATCTCCGTTTGGGCGAGGGATATTCTTTGGGTCTGACTAAAGATGTTAGGATCTGCAACTGGAATAATGTCAACACGATCATCGAAATCAGTTTGCATGATTTCTTTTTGACCGCCTACGACATCATAAGGGTAAACTGGTGGCATGTATAATTTAAATACTCTTGCCATTAAATTGAATTCTCTTTTCATTGATGCATACAATCTTTTATGAATTGCAGACATGGTTCGTGAGCCACGTTCAAGCATAGCAACTGTCGTGCCCACTGCTGCTTGCTGATTCCCGTCTCCTACTTGCAGATCGGCAATCGATGCAAATCGTTGCCCTGCTTGTACCACGACACCCATAAGTTGTAATAAAGTTTGTGACGGTTCTTTGAATGGTAATGGCATGAAGGCATCTCTTAAATTTCCACCTGGAGCATCGACATCTCTAAACTCTCCTGGTTGAATGGGTTGTCCTTCATCACGCATTTTGATACCACGCATTTTAAATCCTGCAGGTAAATTAGATAACGTTCCCGCATCCAATAATGATCTTAAGGCAACTGTGGCAGTTCTTGATAGTCCACCAATCATATGAATTAAACCAAAGCCATAAAACCCTAGACCTGGTAAAAATTTAAAGTGGACAAAATAATCTATTTTACTTTTCTTCTTATCACCAATTTCATAGTTTCTTCTAATCGATAATACTTCTCTTGAGGCTTCATCTATGGTGACGATGTAAGGTAATTTAATTCCTGTAGGTTCACCGTCTTCTCCAGCATCTTCAAAACCTTCAAGATCTAAATTAACGTGACACTCAAATAAGGTAAACATGTTTTGGCTTCGACCTTTACTAACACCACCTAACTCACGTTCTCTTTTTTCAGATTCAGATTCATGCTCGGAGCCTGGGGTAATTTCTACGTCTCTATAGAATCCACCGACTTGTTGTTTTCTTAATTCGTTCTCTGACATTTTAACAACATGAATAATTGATTCTGCATCATCTAATGATGTTGCTGTATATGGTACAACTAAATCATCTGCGGGTACAAATTTTGAAACCGTTCGTTCCATAACTTCATCGTAGTAAACTTTTTTAAAAGCTGAACCTGATAGGGGTAAGTAAAATAACATTTGGTCAAACTCTGCTTCGTACTCTTTCATCTCATTCATGATTTGATAATTCATGTAATCTTTTACTCTTTGAGATTGAGCTTCTTTTTCTGCTGTCGGTATACCAACCATCTGTGTTCTTACAGGACCGCCTGATGGTAATAATTCTTTATAAGCTAATGATTGAAATTGAGTAATGGCTTCGGCGAGAACTGGGTGGGTTGCACCACTGGCACCTTTGAATGGTTGTGTTGATTCTTCGTACTTGAATCCTAAAAGATCTAAACCTTTAACGTAAGATTGTTCCCAATCTTTTCTTGATGATTTATAATCTGTGTAATTTTCAGACATCTCATGACCTAATGGATCTAATACATCGTCTGGTAATAATTCTGCTAGGTTCGCGAAGTGACCTTCGTCTTGACCTGGATTCACGGATCCTGGTTCAAAATTAATGTCTACCGAACCATCTTCGTTTTCTTGAACATCAGGAGAACCATCGCCTTGCGATTCTAAATCTTCTTGTTCCGCAACTTCAATGTCATCGGGACTTGGTATGTTTACCGTTTGCTCAACGTTTGGAAGAGCCTTGTCTATTTCTGCCATGTTACTTCCAACCTTTTGTTGCTAGTTTTGGTTTACCTGTGATCAATCCACCTTTAAAATTTTCAGAAACAATTTTTGCAGAAACTCTAGGGTTCATAGGTTTTCCACTTGGTGTTTCAAAACTAGAAGGTATATTGTCTTTTTGATTTTGAAATGTTTTTGATTGTTTAAATTGTTTTTTAGCAATGTCTAGTGCATTTTTTGCTGAATCTGTTTTTACTTTAGTATCTGTTTTATAAGAGTTGCCAGTTACTTTTTTACCAAATTGAAAAAAATTTGGTTCTTTGCTTTTAACTCTAACCGTAAATGTCTTTACTTTACCTGCTCCACCTTTGTGACCTACTTTGTCTAATGATGCAGCTAGAGGATCTAGTTTAA